TTGAACCAGTCCGAGACATCATGGAGTATAAGCGTAAGAATGTTCGTTCTCGCTACAACGCTGATGCATCGCAAGCCTTAACTGATGGCTTGGTTGCTGAGATTGTTCTTGAAGACGGTGAATTCAAAAAGACCCAAGTTAAGAACGATGAGTGGGAAACAAAAACTCTCCCTCAAGTTCCCGACATGGCTATTGAAATCTCGGAAACTGTTTGGATTGTTCCTCTTGACGCAGTTAAGACTTGGCAATCGGGCGACACCAACAAAAATTATGGTCGCCCCCTACCAAAAGAACAACATCAAGTGCGAGCGCATTTCATCGGACAGAAGGAAGACGGGGAAACCCAACTTTGGACTGTTCAGTTGAAGAACGAAATGGCTAAGAATTTCAAGGCTGATTGTTTCCGTATGCTCACCTTTTATGGTTTGCCTAACGAGGACAGGAATGCTATCTACGGTATTCGCAACAAGACTCTAGAAACCTTGTCCTACATTGATATTTTGGATGAGGACGACCCACGATGGTTTGATACCTCTTCTTATAACTACGAGGATGCATTGGTTGAAAACATGGGTGAGTTTGTAACTGACCTAATGGATATTGAGTCCTACCACCAAGAAATTCAAACCCAACAGGGATTGAAAATTACTGTAACGGATGGTATCGTCACCAGCATGAACTTGACCGTCAATAAAAACACCGGAAACCGTGTTATTTGGATTGAACCTCTTGATGCTAATTATGGCTTTGAAGACGAGGATATGCCCGAATCAACTCCGATTTGGGTTCCTTCCCATGTGGACATTGACTTTGGGGTTGGCTCGGATATTGTCGTTATTGGACGAACCAGCCAATCACAAAAGAAGGACGAAAGCGGAATCCCAATTAATGGCGAATACAACCCAGTTTCTATCAACCTATACGGACTAAATGTTCGTTTGGCTACGGGACTGGCTGAATCTGTTGATACCTCCGATGGAGACTCTCTCAACTATTGGTGATTACAATGGATTGGAAGAAAATTGGACTTTACAGTAGCCTAGTTTCAATTGTTGGTAGCATTGGTATTTATGCCTTGCACGACCAACAGTTGGGTATTTTTGTAGGGCTTTGGGCTTCGGCTCTTTTGCTCCTTACGGAGAGGCTAGATGAACTGTGAACTTATGGTATTGTCGGCATAGAGATACAGCGACAGTATCAGCCGTGTATATGTGGCGGTTGAATGACATACGGATAGGTGCGAAGCCTATACATTTGGAGGAAGAAAAATGATTATACGAATGAATGAAATTTTATTGGATTTAGAAGAGGTGGAAAGCATTGAATGGCGACACCAAGAAGACGACATGTATAGTGTTCGTTTTCACATGAGACAAAGTGGGAAAATGTTCACCCGTATTGTGCATGAAAACCAATTAAAACAACTAAAAGAACAATTTAAAGGAGAGGAAGAAGAATGAGTTTGAAAGGAAAAGGAAATGCTAGCAAAATTTTGTCTAGCGTTAACGAAGAAGAAAGAAATACGGCTTTTGCTAAGGCAAAGGCAAGAGCGTTTACACAACGACGAAATCTGTTGAAGCATGAATCAGCATTTATGATTTGTGGTGTTTCGGGCGACCCCGGAACTGGAAAAACAGGTATTTGTTTGGATTGTAGAACGGAAGAAGAGAAGAAAACACATTGGGTTTTTGTGCTGGACTTTGATGAAGGAGCAGAACCTACTTGGAGGCAACATTGGTCTTCCGATGATAAGGTGTTTATCTACAACCCCCATGTCTACAAAGACGACATGACTATTGATTATTTGGCTACTGCTGATATGGCCCGTTTCTTTATTGGAATGGTTAAAGAAGCAATTGAAACTAAGAAAATTAGTCTTGAAGATGAGGAAGAGGAAATTGAGGTTGAAGCAGTTAAGGCCATCGTTTTTGATGGCTTGGACACTTGGCTTGATACAACAAATATGATTGCTCGGCTAAACCATATTAAAGGTAATGACCCACGACAGGCTGATAAAGTCAAAATGGTTCCCACCCAATGGTTTGCTCGGACGCAAGAATACCAGCGTTTGTTTAAAGCGGCTTGTCAATTGGAGTGCCATAAGTTTTTCATCACGCACATGAAAGAAGTGCATGATGGGTTTGAAGTTGTGGGACAAAAGCCCGATTGGGAAAAGTCTACTACGGCTAAACTTTACCAACACATTTACACTTATCGTGAAGAACGAAATGGTAAAACTAGCCTATATGCAAAGGTTACAAAGTCTAAAACCAATGCAACAAATGAAGGTCAATCCTTCTTAATTTTTGAGAATCAAAAGGGCAAGGTCACATGGAATGGCCTTCCCGAAGTCAAGGAAAACAACCTTTGAATAAACGATTAATGGTGTGATATTATGTATAGAAGTTATGAACAAATTGGTGGTGAAACACATGAAAATTACAATGAATGGAAAAAGATTGAAGAATGATATTAATGTTTCCCTTATTAAGGGGAAATACAACAGGGGATTAAGTAGTGAAAACTCAAGTCTTGGGAACGAGATTCGGATTACGGCTACAGGAAAAAACCTAATTATTGAAAATGGTGATATGTCTACTTATGTTCGGGTTGAAAATTATCACATGGAGTGCGAAACACCCGGTAGATTTTGTGTCAATGCTGACACCTTGCTAAAGTATCTACCGGATGAAGAATGTAGTGTCGTTTCCGTAGATGGTATTATCAAGGTTAGTTATGGTAATTCTATTGCTGAATTACCCTCACTTGAAAGACATCAATACGCCCATGTTATGGGGAGGTTTTCTACTATTTGCGAAACAGACCACGAAGAAAGCGAGTTCTTGAAGGTTACAGAAAAGTTAACTCTCAATACTAAGGTAGCGGTTCACACAAATGCTCTTGTAGATAGTTTTAAAAATGCTGAAAAGGTTGGAACATCTGTTTATACCCTTGGGTATGAGGGTCAAGTTCTTACTGTTTCTTCTCACAGGGGTTCACAAAACTTCTCCACACGAATTAATGCTATTGAAGGTTCTACTACTGAACCAAGTATTGGTTCGTTTTCTTTGCCTATGGCTAAACCCATTTTGCATGGAGAGGACGAATGGACTTACATTTACTACGATGATGATATGCCGTTTGTGTTTGTGAACGGTGGAGTGACTATTCTTCGTGCGCCTAGATTGGAGGCTTAAATATGGAAAGAGAAATTTTGTTGACTATTCTAGCAACAATGAGAACCCAACTCCACTATACGCTAATGCATAACTTGAATGAGAGAAACACAACACTAGAACAGTTTCTCAAAATGTATGGTGAGAGTAATAGTGGGGTTATTCTATATTTGATTGGACAGGTGAGACTACTTGATAGAATCCTAAACATGAACATGGAGGAAGAAGAATGATACAACAGTTAGATGGGTGTTCATATGATGGTATGTTAAAGGTAGCGGTTTGGTTCGCTGATGATATTCAAGGTTATGACCAACACGATACTAACGAACTATGTGAGTTTGCAGGACATGACGATGTGATTATCTTTTTACAAGAAATTCATCGTAAATACTCTATGGATTTAACAGACCAAATTACATGGGCATACGAATATAAGGAGAGAGAAGAATGAGCAAACACGAAGATGAAGTGTGCAAAAAAATTCAACAACGAGCAGAAGTCGGCAAAAAGAAATACGGCACAACAATGGAACGAGAAGACCTTTCTGTTCACGAATGGCTTACCCATCTCCAAGAGGAATTAATGGATGCAAGTGTTTATGTAGAACGCTTATTGCAGGAGTTTAAGGATATTGAACTCACCATGAAATACGGAAGAGACTTTGCACAAATGATGAGGGATTTGCATGAGTGATGGTCCTAAATTTAAACTAAACCTCTTAGTGAGGGGTGGGTGGTATTGGCGAGATACCTCCGCTAAGGAACTAAAACAACACCTTATTCACTACATTCAAAACCAAATGCAGTATGAACTAAGAGAAAACGACATTGAGATTGAAATACTGAGTGATGAAAATGATGATAAACACGATTCAAGAGAACAACGAACACAGGATTAAACTTCGTTATCGGGATATTAACGATGAAAGAAAGGAAGAAACATTTGAATGCCGCCCCTACTTTTATCTACCCATTGATACTAAAATTAGTAGAAGTATAATTGCGAGAGGTAGGAGGGTGGACTTTATTAGAAGTCCCACTAACCGTAAAAACTTGGAAGGAACTCCTCTCGTAAAGTATTACTACGAGAACCCCTACGATAGATACAATATTATGCAGGAAATCCACAAAACTGAGAGAACCTATCAAGGTGATGTGGATGCGGCTAGGCTTTGGTGTATTGATTCGGATTACGAGATTCCCGAATACAACCTACGCAAGTGGTATTTTGATATTGAAACTCAAGTGGGTGGAGAACACGATGGGAAAATTACGGTGCTGAGTATTTACGATAACTACACACAGAAACCTACTGTAATGACTTGGTTTGCTGAAAGAGTTATTCACAAGGAACAGGAATGGCTTGAAGTGTATGACAATGAAACTGATATGCTTTATGCGTTTATTCGCTTAATGCAAGAGCAAGACCCCGACATGATTATTGGGTGGTATTTGCTTGGTTTTGACATACCGAAAGTTATTTCTCGTATGTGTGAATTGAATATTAACCCTACGCTTATGTCTCCCTATGGGGAAATCAAGAATGTTTCAAGGCGTTATGCTGGTGGTGAACCTGTTGGGTGGAACCTTAAAGTAGAAAACTACCATAATAGCGGCCAACCAATTAAGGGTCGTTTGACCTTTTGCTTGATGGATAGATTTGAGCGTTTGTGGACTGATTCACAAATGGGGACTCTACCTTCTTTGAAGTTGGATGATTGTTCTAAGTTGGTTCTTGAGAATGATGGTAAGGTTGTTTCTGCTAAGTTCCAAGACAACGAGTTTTACGAAAGGGCTTGGCTTGAAGACACGGACACTTACTTGGAATATGCACGA